GGGGCCGATTCAAGAATCAGACGACTCTTTCGGGCAGGCTTTTCTAAGTGCACACAAAGTAGCTACCATGATTAAGGTCTCCGAGGAACTTCTCAACGACAGTGCTTTTGATCTTCCAAGCTACATCGCCACTGAATTTGGCCGTAGAATCGGCAACAAGGAAGAAGAAGCCTTCTTTGTAGGAGATGGAGAGGGTAAACCCACTGGCATCTTTGACGACGATGGAGGCGGAGAGTTGGGAACTACCGCGGCCAGTGCCACAGCAGTAACGTTCGATGAGATCTTCGATCTGTTTTATTCATTGCGGGCTCCGTACCGTAAACGGGCTCACTTTGTAATGAATGACTCAACGGTCAAATTGCTCAGGAAGTTAAAGGATAATAACGGGCAATATATCTGGCAGCCATCAGTTGCAGTAGGCCAGCCAGATACGATTCTTTCAAGACCACTTGTCACATCTCCTTATGTCCCTGAGGCAAAAGCTGGTGAAAAGGCTATTGCATTTGGGGATTTTGGCTATTATTGGATAGCGGATCGCCAAGGGCGCAATTTCAAACGTCTCAATGAGCTGTATGCTGTTACTGGACAAGTCGGTTTCATTGCGACCCAACGGGTTGATGGAAAGCTGATTCTTCCAGAATCGATTAAATATCTGCAGATGAAAGCTTCCTAAGTTAGAGTTAGGCAGGTGAGGGTTTTGGCGGTTTCTTTGGAGGAAGCAAAGCTTTATTTGAGGGTTGATGGCGGTGAGGAGGATGCGCTCATCGCCGCCCTTATTGAAACGGCAAGTGAACTGTGTGAAGGGGTGCTCAGAATGAGCCTTGAGGATTTTGAAGAAACCCCCAAATCGGTAAACCAAGCGATACTGTACATCACCGCAAACTTGTACGAGCATCGAGAAGAACTTGACATGAAGGTAGTGGAGGATGTTGTAAAAAGATTGCTGTCTCCATTTCGGAAAGAAGGTTGGTGATTATATTAACATCGGTGATCTTAGACACAGGATAGCTATCCTGGAGTTCACAACCTACATGGATGAATGGGGGAATCAGATTTCAGACTGGATTGAGACTGATCATCTTTGGGCTAGGGTTTCTAACATTCATGGCCGGGAGTACTTTGCAGCAGCTGCAGTCCAATTAGAAAAGATGCTTGTTTTTACCATTAGATACAGAGAAGGTTTGGATGAATCGATGCGGATACGATTCCAGGGACGCGATTATGATATCAAGTTCGTTGATAACATTAAATACCAAAACAGGTATATGGAAATCAAGGCTATGTTGACCGATGCCCAGTAGACAATCGAAAACATACCGGTTGTGACCGTTTAAGAAGAGGTGGTGAAGAATGGATCTATTGGTGGAGCTAACCAAGCTTGTGCTTCCCTTTGTGGGAGTTATGTTGAGTTTTGCTGTGGCCTACGGTGCAGAGTTTTTCAGACAGAAGTCAAAGAGTGAGGTAGCAAATCGGGCAATCAACTCTGTCGAAAATATAGTACAGGCGGCGGTGCTTGAAGCGCAACAGACTGTGGTTGATAACCTAAAAGAGTTAAATGGCGGCAAACTTACCGATGAGGAAAAAGTGCAGATTAAGAGTAGTGTGCTGGCTGCTGTAAAAGCTCGATTGACTGAGGAAACGATTAATGAGTTAAGAGGAATAACCGCTGATGTAGAAGGGTATCTGACCAGCTTAATTGAGTCCCGTGTCCATATTCACAAAGAATTCCGTGGTGTTATTGGGGGAAAGTAGCAGGGCCTTCGCTTTCTCTTGGTCCGATTGCAATTAGAACCACTAGCGATGGTGGATTGGGTATCCAGTATGAATCAGGGAATTTGCTAGATGGGCGATTGCTGGCGGGCATATCTGTGAGTAGGGAGCGAGGTCCTAACTTTGGTTTTCAATGGAAAAAAGTATTTTGAGGAACGTCTGTTTTCGGGCAGGCGTTCTTCTATTTTGCCCACGAAAGAGGTGGTCTAGGTTTGCGGGAAATATGCAAGCATCTGCAATTTATGTTTGCAGGTCTTGGTGCCTGGTTGGGGTGGTTCTTAGGCGGCTATGATGGCTTTATCTACGCTTTAGTTGCGTTGGTGACCATCGATTACATTACTGGCGTCATGCGAGCTTTTGTTGAGAAGCAACTATCAAGCGAAATCGGGGCGAGGGGTATTGTCAAAAAGGTGCTCATATTCCCTCTTGTGGGCATAGGGCACACCATAGACAGTCAGGTACTTGGCGGTGGTAATGCAATTCGTACTGCCGTCATTTTCTTTTATCTAAGTAACGAGGGAATCTCTATTCTGGAGAATTCCGTTGCTATGGGACTACCCATTCCCGACAAGTTGAGAACGGTACTAGAGCAGCTGCGTTCGGAAGGGTCTAGGACAGATGAACCTAAATAGGCTGTATCTTACCAACAATGAGTGCTACCGAGTGGGGAAGGTAATGGTACCAAAGGGCATCATGGTCCATAGCACCGGAGTAAATAACCCTTATTTGCGCCGGTACGTTGGGCCGGATGATGGGAAACTGGGTGAGAACCGCTATGGGAACCATTGGAATAGGTTTAGACCCGATGGCAGGCAGGTTTGTGTCCACGCCTTTATTGGAAAGTTAGCAGATGGAGCCGTAGCAACATACCAAACGCTACCTTGGAATTATGTGGGGTGGCACAGTGGTAGCGGCCATCTAGGTAAGTTGAGAAACGCGAATAACTCGGGCTTCATCGGTTTTGAAATCTGCGAGGATGGGCTAGAGGATGGCGAGTATTTTAGGGCGATTTACAGGGAGGCAGTTGAACTATGTGCGTATCTATGCCGGAAATTTGGATTGAGTGCCCAAGATATCATAGATCACAGTGAAGGCCATAGGCTCGGCATTGCGAGCAATCATGCCGATGTGGGTCACTGGTTTAAAAGGCATGGTAAGGATATGGACCGTTTTAGGGAAAATGTCTCTGATGCTTTGAAGCCAGCAAGGCTTTACGGTGTGCAGATTGGGGCTTTTAAGAGTAGAGAAAATGCTGAAAAGGTTCTGGAACAGGTTAAGGCGGCAGGATTTAAGGGTGCGTTCATCAAAATAGAGGTGTTGGATTAGCTTTTAAACTCAAAATAAAGGGATCAACGGCTCAAACGGGAAAGAGATCATCAAATGTGGAGGGATGGGGTGTGCCATGAAGGAGCGTGACTGGACCATAATAGTGCAAAATTATGTGAGTGAAAGTATTGCTCAAGACACAAATTTGGCTGTTAAAGCATTCGAACGGATCCCCTACACCCTTGAAGTGATGGGTTATGATGAACAAGGAACTTATGACTTGCGGCATATGGGTTATCAAACTGACTTGGTTATTACAGAGAGTGCGGATGATAGGATCTGGAAGCCTAGAGTTATAATTGAATTAAAAATAACTACTGTCAGCACTCATGACGCTATTACTTATAGCCAAAAGGCTTTCACACACAAAAATGTCCACCCCTATCTTAGATATGGTATCCTACTAGGAAACCGGACTCACTATCCATTACCGGGGAGACTTTTCAGACACGGTGCACATTTTGATTTTATGGCTTCGTGGGTAGGCTTTGACCCAACTGAAGAAGAGTTGAACGGCTTGGCTGATATTATCAAATCCGAGGTAGAGGCGTCTAGAATGTTAGAAGAGAGCATCTATTCTAGTCGTTCACCCAATCGTGAGCATTACACTTTTTTACACCGCCCTTTAAAATTATATTAAGAAGCATAATGCTGGAACGACTGAACCTTGTGTGGTTGATGGAGACTAGGGCGTAGTGCTTACAACATCATCAAAAATTTAAATTAAATAGTTTGGTTGCCAAGAGGTCCCTTTCTGTCCTTTGGATAGTGAGGGGCTTTTTTGTTTTGTTTTAGACCGTCCGAATTTGTGCTTTCTGGTGGTTTATAGTGAAGGGCCATTAAATACGCATGAATGCGGAGGTTCTGCTTGCTATTAGCTCGTTATTACGCTAATATGACATACCTTCAATATCTATAGAAGGTGGTGTCTTGCAGGGCTAATCAGCTTTGGGCCTTTCGCCAAAATCTAAGACAGGAGGAAGCGAAATGCAAGATGCCGATTTACACTTATTAACCGTTAAGGAATTGGCTGAAGTTCTGAGGATTGGTCGTTCTAGCGCATATGAACTGTGTAGACAAAATGAGTTCCCGGTTATTCGGATAGGTAAAACTATTCGGA